GAAGCATACTACTACACCAAAAGTGATGAAGGAAAGAAGCTTGCAGAACTTGGTGAAAAGTATGTAAAGAAGTTAGGACAGAACAGCCGGGGAATCAAATCCGGAAATCATCTTTATTTCGTAAAGAACACAAAGATGCCCGCTGTATTATTTGAATCCTTCTTTATTGACAATGCAACAGATCGCAAAATCGGTGATACAGTTGCAGAGCAAAAGAAGTTTGGTGTGGCTTATGCAAAAGCAATTCTTGAATATTTTGGTATTAAATACAAAGAAGAAGGAACAGATTCAACCACATATAAAACATCAGGCACACTGTATTGTGTGCAGGTTGGTGCATACAGCAAAAAAGAAAATGCAGAATCCATGCAAAAGAAACTAAAAGCAGCAGGATTCACAGCAACAATCGTTCAGAAATAGGCATCCGAAAAGGGTGCTTTTTTATTGACCTGAACAAGTCGGTTAAACTGTTCAATCTGACCTTGGTGCAAGTCATATAAAAGGCATCTTGCAGTGGGAGAAACCACGATTAAAAACAAGGCAAAAGAAAGGAATTTTGGTATGGAGTTTTTAAAAGAGATTCTAGGTGAGGAACTGTTCAATCAGTTTTCGGAAAAAATCAATGCATACAACGGTAATGAATCAAACAAGGACAAGCAGATCAAGCTTGCAAACCTTGCTTCCGGTGAATATGTCGGAAAGGGCAAATTTGATGCATTGCAGGAAGCATTGAATGGAAAGGATGCAGAGATTACCAATGCAAACAACCTGATTGCAGAGTTGAAGAAGGCATCCAAAGGCAATGAAGAAATGCAGCAGAAATTCAGCAATTACGAAGCGGAAAATGCAAAGCTACAGGAAGAGTTGAAGGAAACAAAGCTAAATTCAGCGATCAAGGTTGCACTTCTTTCTGAAAAAGCTGTGGATGTTGATTATCTCACATACAAGCTGAATGAAAAGCTGAAAGAAAAGGGTGAAAGCCTGGAACTTGACCAAAATGAAAACATCAAAGGGTGGGATGATATGCTTTCCGGTCTGAAAACGCAGTTTTCAACATTCTTTGAAACATCTTCCGGTAAGGATGGATATAAGAGGATGGATGATGGAAAACTTCCGGACAGTGATGATTCGAAAGATACCGTCACAAAGGAACAGTTTTCAAAGATGGGTTACAAATCAAGAGTTGAACTAAAGGAAAGCAATCCTGAACTTTATTCCAAATTAGTAAATTAAGAAAGGATGAACAAACATGGCAGATTTATCTAAAACCACAACTTTAATCAATGGTGATGTATTTGATCCACAGGTCGTTTCCGACATGATCAATGCAAAAGTAGAAAAGAAAGCAGTTATGACCGGTTATACAAAGGTTGATAACACATTAAGCGGACAGCCTGGAAGCACCGTGACAGTACCAAAATGGGGATATATCGGAGAAGCACAGGACTACGCAGAAGGCGAGCCGATTGATACCACAAAGATGGCATTCACCACAGCTTCTTATGGCATTAAGAAGATTGGTAAAGGTGTAAGACTTACGGATGAAGCACAGTTATCCGGTTATGGCAACCCAATGGGAACAGCAACCAATCAGATTGCAATGTCAATCAGCGAGAAACTTGACAATGACCGTGTTGCAGTAATGTATGAATCACAGAACATTGTGGATGATTCTTCCGCAGTATTAAAATACACTGCAATTGTTGACGGTGTTGACAAATTCGGAGAGGAAGAGGAAAGCAGAAAAGTGATCCTCATTCATTCCGCACAGAAAACACAGCTTAGAAAAGATCCGGATTTTCTTTCTGCTGACAAATTCGGTTCCGGTGTAATGGCATCCGGTGCAATCGGAAGAATCGCAGGATGTGATGTTGTCGTTTCCAACAAGGTTCAGAAGTTTGACGAGTGGTACAAGATTGATTCCGCAGGTACAGCGGTTACAGAATCAACACTTGCAGAAGTGCAGAAATCACTTCCGTTTGTTCAGATTGGTGACAAGGTAACAAAGGTAAGCACAGCGGCATACTTCAATCCGATCATCAAACTTAACAATGATGCGGAAACCGAAGATGACCTTCCGGCAATCACATATTACCTGAAACGTGGAAACTTGGTTGAGCATGACCGTGAAGCGGGTGTTGCTGACAATATCGTATGTACTGCATACGGAATGCCTGCACTGACCAATGAATCAAAGGTTGTCATTCTTAAAGTTAAGGCTTAAAGGGGGTTTCCCTTATGATAATGACGGTTGAAGAACTGAAAAGGTATATTTCAACCGGAGAAGAAGATTCCGTGCTTGAAGCAATGCTTCAGGCATTGGAACTTCTTATCAGGAAATATACAAATAACAATTTCCAGGATAGAAACTTCCGTGTTGTGGCAGACATTGCAAGCGGAATCTTTCTTTCTGATTCGGATGTACGCTTTAAAGAAGGCGATACCGTGCAGGTGAGTGATTCCAATTACAATAAAGGACTTTTTACCGTAAAGGAACCGGGTCTTTTGTCATTCAAGGTAAAGGAAGAAACCGTGGATGAATTGGAAGTGCTTGTGACAAAAGTTGTATATCCGGCAGATGTCAAGATTGGTGTTGTAAATATGTTGAAATACGATTTGGAAAACCGTGCGAAAGTCGGAATCCAATCAGAAACCATATCAAGGCATTCCGTCACATATTTTGACCAAAGTGCAAGCAATACATCAATCGGTTATCCTGTTTCATTGGTTGGATTCTTAAAACCGTACATGAAAGCACGGTTCTAGGGGGTGTTGATATGATAGGCGGTAACACAAACGCTGTCTTGCAGGTAAGCACAACCACAAAAAATGCAATCGGTGAATCAATACAGGAATGGAATGATGTGGTCACTTTGACCGGATGGCTTGACCTTTCAAGCGGTGATTCCAAATATACCACATACAATGCAAAGATACAGGAATCAACACATCTGTTTCTATGCGATTACAATCCTATTCCGGAAGAGATAGTTGTTGATGGTAAAACTGTAAAGGTGAGTGCAGAAAACAGCCGCATTGTGGCAAATTCAAAGCGATATGATGTGATGCTGATTGATGATCCAATGGAATTACATGAACAGCTTGAAATCTATCTGAAATACACAGGGGGGCAATGATATGTCTGTGGAATTTATCAATAATTCTGTGAAGGTAAAAGCCGCACTGGATTATGCCTGCATTGCTTATCTTCATGAAGCGGCAGGAGAATTGGAAGCACAGACAAAACGAAACAGCCGACCTGTGAAATATGGCAGACATGATGTAAAAAATTCATGGAGTTATCGTGTAGACAAATCAAACCTTACAGCACAGATCGGAAGCCCACTTGAAGCTGCCTTTTGGGAAGAGTTAGGAACCGGAGAACACGCACTGAACAAAGACGGAAGAAAAGGTTGGTGGGTTTATGTTGAAGGAAATGACACACAATCAAGAAGTCAAAAGTATTACACGAAAGAAGAAGCGATCCGGGCTGCTGCTATCCTAAAAAGCCAGGGATTGGATGCACATGCCACAAATGGTGTAGAAGCAAACAGACCATTATTCAAGGCTTTCAATTCGTTAAAATCCGCACTTATAAGAAGGGCAGAAGAAGTGCTGAAAGGAAGGGTGCAATGAGCGTTGCGGCATTAAACATCATCAGTAAAAGCATGGAATCGCTTGGAATCAACTATGAATTTGGTGCATGGAATTCAAAGATCGTTTATCCGTACTTTGTCGGAGAATATCAGGAAACACCAACACTGAATGAAGATGGAATGACGGAAACAACATTCATCCTGAATGGTTTTTCAAGAGGTTCATGGCTTGAATTAGAACAGGCAAAAGAGAAACTAGAAAAATACTTTAACACACTTACAGTCATTGCGGAAAAATCTGCTGTGGCTGTTTTTTATGATAACAGTTTCGTTGTACCGACAGGGGATGCGGAACTAAAAAGAATACAGATCAACCTAAAAATCAAAGAATGGAAGGTGAATTAGAGTTGAGAAAATCAGGAATTAACAGCAACACACCAAATGATTTCCTGCTTGGTGCAGGGGTAGTGTTCAAAAACTTCAAATATGTTTATTCCGTAGCATCCGAAACCACAGAAGGTGCTTTGGAAGTAGTTGCAGATGATGCAGTGGAAACAGAAAGCGCAATTCGGATTTCAAAACTGAATCCGGGTGTTTCCTTTATCGGTCTTGCATCCACCTATTCAGAACCAAAAGTTGGTGATTATGTGGTTGGAGCATGGACAGATGGAGAAGATAATGTGTTAGGTGCAACCAATGGTGGAAATAAGCTGTCAATCGTACCGGAGATCACACCGATTGAGGTTGACGGTGCATCTGTAGAAATCAAGGGATTAAATCAGAAAACCGGAGAAACCGGAACACTGGAAGTAAACCTTGCACAGCACACCATTGAATCCATCAAACGTGCAATCGTAGGAAAAGAAGTGGATTCCTTAATCAAGGGATATACGCAGATTGAAACAAAGTCACTGATTGAGTTATCCGACTACCTGGACAACATTGCTTATGTTGGAACCATGACGGACGGAACAGAGATCATTGCAATCTTAGAAAATGCAATCTGCTCTTCCGGTTTTGAATTGGAAGGAAAGAACAAGGAAACATCCGTTGTAGCAACAACCTTCAAATCCACAGCAGATTTCGAAGGCGGAGTTTTCGATAAGTTGCCAATCTACATTTTCTATCCGAACAAGAAAACAGCGTAAGAAAGGACTGACCGACTATGAGCAAAGAAACGGAATTAATTGAACAGGTGCAGGAACCTGTTGAAGAAACGATTGAAAGACCATACACCTTGCGGAAATTAAAGGATAGTGATTTGTTCCCTATCCTTAATATCTTCCGAAAGGTTGGATTGAAAGAGTTTAAGGATGCATTCTCACAGGTTGTTGATGGAAAATCTGTTGATGAGATTGGATTTTCTGTTTTATTTGAAATGGCAACTATAGTAATTTCAAATTTTCCGTCAGCGGAAGCAGAAATCTATGCACTTTGTTCTTCTCTTTCCGGTATTCAGGAAGAAGAAATCAGTGAAATGGAATTTGGTACAGTTCCGTTGATGATCTATGATGCATTCAGCGAGGTTAAAAACACAGCTTTTTTCAAGGTGCTTTCCAAATTGCTTTAGTCGGTGAATTTGAATTCATGGATTTGCTGTATTCAAAGTACAGCAATCCACTTGAATTCATGCGTTTGTATATCGGTCAAGGACGATTTGGAGAGTTTGTGGAAAATATCTTGCTTATTGAAAACAAAAAGCGGAAGGAAGAAGCGGAAAAAGAGAATGAAGATAAGATGTTCGAACTATATGTGCATTCCTACTCTGATAAATCATTCAATGATTGGAAGAAGGAAGCGTTGTCAACACCATCCGAAAAGAAATCACTGTCCATGACAGATTATGAAGTGGAAGAAGCAAAAAATAGATCACGGAACATCTTGAAAGGTTTTAAATTAAAATAGGTGATTGCTTATGGAATTGTTCAAGCTATTAGGAACGATAGCAGTTGACAATACCAAAGCAAATACTGCACTGGATGAAACCACAGAAAAAGCAAAGGATTCCGGAAAGGAAACGGAATCTGCTTTTTCGAAGATTGGCGGTGCGGCAAAGAAGATTGCAACAGGAATCGGTGCGGCAGGAGTGGCAATCGGTGGAGCGTTTATCGGTGCAGTTGAAGGTACAAGAGAATACCGGATTGAAATGGGAAAGCTAGACACAGCCTTTGTGACAAACGGTCATTCATCCGAATCGGCAAAAAAGACCTATTCGGAGTTGAATGCGGTACTTGGTGACAGTGGACAGGCGGTGGAAGCATCAAACCATCTTGCACTTTTGACGGATAATGAAAAGGACTTGCAGACATGGACAGATATATGTACCGGAGTTTATGCCACATTTGGTGATTCCCTTCCCATTGAAGGATTGACAGAAGCGGCAAATGAAACTGCAAAGGTTGGACAGGTTACAGGCCCATTAGCGGATGCATTAAATTGGGCAGGTATATCAGAGGATGAATTCAATGAAAAGCTTTCTGCATGTACCAGTGAACAGGAACGACAGAAGCTTATCATGGAAACGCTCAATAACACCTATGATAATGCAAGTGAACAGTATAAGAAAACCAATAAGGACATCATAGAATCCGAAAAGGCAAATGAGCGGTTGAAGGATGCACTTGCAAAGGTTGGTGAAGTTGGTGAACCTGTTATGACAGCCATTAAGAATGCTATTGCATCAATGGCAGAAAAATCGGTTCCGGTCATTACTGACCTTATAACAAAATTCCGTGACTTTACAAAATGGATTTCGGAAAATGAATCAAAAGTGAAGCTGTGGATCGGTGTATTACTCATTGCAACATCAACAGCGGCAGGATTCGTGCTTGTACTTACATGGTCAACCATCATGAAGAAAGCGGCAAGTGCTGTGAAAGTCGTTACCGTGGCGATTAAGGCATTAAATGTTGCAATGAGGGCAAATATCATAGGCCTTGTTGTAACAGCCATAATAGGACTTGTGGCGGCTTTCATCTATCTTTGGAAGAACTGTGAAGGATTCCGGAAGTTTTGGATGAATCTATGGAAGGCAATACAAAAGGCGGCATCATCTGCTTATAAAGGCATACAGAAAGCCTTTTCCGGTATCGGTTCATGGTTCAAAAATAAGTTTAATGAGGTACAAAAAGCAGGGAAAGATGCCATGACCAGTGTGAAAAAGTGGTTTTCAGATGCAAAAAAGAGCATCACAAACACCTTTTCAAATATCGGTTCATGGTTTGGAAGCAAATTCCGGTCTGCTTTTTCATCCATCAAATCTGCTTTTTCAGGATGGGGTTCTTTCTTTTCCGGTTTATGGGGAAAGGTAAAGAGCAAATTTGGTTCCATTGGAACATCCATAGGAACATCTATGGGAAATGCAGTGAAAAATGGCATGAATGGTGCATTGTCGAAAGTAGAAAGTGCTATAAACAAGGGAATCGGACTTATAAACAGTGCGATCAAACTTGCAAACAAACTTCCAGGAATCAACGTGGGAACCGTTGGAAAGTTGAGCCTTCCAAGGCTTGAAAAAGGAGCGGTTCTTGAAAAAGGACAGGTTGGAATATTAGAAGGAACCGGAGCGGAAGCGGTTGTTCCATTAGAAAACAACCGGAAATGGCTGTCAAAGGTTGCAGCAGACCTTCACGCATACCAATCAAATGATTATACCGACATTCTGACAAGGCTGAACCGTTTGATTGAATTACTGGAAGGCATTGAAGGGATGCAGGTATGTCTTGATTCCGGTGCATTGGTTGGTGAACTGACAGAGCCAATCAACAAGAAATTAGGAATAATATACAACAAAAACAATCGAGGGAACACACGTTGATGCGTGTGTTTTTTTAGTACACAAAAGAAGGGGGTGAATCCCTTTGGAATTATTCAAACTTTTGGGAACAATTGCTGTAAATAACAGCGATGCAAACAAAGCCATTGATGAAACAGGAAGAAAAACAGAAAAGCTTGCAACAAAAATGAAGAATGCAGGTGAAAAGGTTTCTTCATTCGGTTCAAAGGTTTCTGCTGTTGGTGGAAAGCTTACAAAAGGAATCACTGTTCCGGCAGCAGCAGCAGGAACAGCGGTCATGGCATTTGCAACCAAATCAGCATCTACAGCAGACAACATTGATAAGATGTCACAAAAGATTGGTATTTCAAAAAAGGCATATCAGGAATTTGATTTCATCTGCTCACAGTCAGGAACAAGCGTTGATACATTGCAGATGGGCATGAAATCATTAACATCTGCAATGGATGGTGCTGCAAGCGGAACAAAAGCAAATGTTGCACAGTTTAAAAAATTAGGTGTCCAGGTCACAGATTCAAGTGGAAAGTTGAGAAGTCAGGAAGATGTGATGATGGAAACACTTGCAGCATTGCAAGGGATGGAAAACCAAACAGAAAAAGCACGATTGGCAACAGAACTGTTTGGAAGAAGCGGTTCTGAACTGATGCCTTTATTGAATGGTGAAGCAGGTTCCATTGAAGAAATGAAGAACCAGGCACATGAGCTTGGACTTGTAATGAGTGATGAAGCAATCAAGGCAGGTGTAAATTATACTGACAAAATGGATCAGTTGAAGAGATCGTTTTCTGCTGTTGCAACAAAGGTTGGAACTGAACTTCTTCCTTACTTGACAAAGTTAGGAGATTACATCATCAAGAATGGTGTTCCTGCATTTGAAAAGTTCATGAAGAAGATACAATCAGTTGTTGATTGGTTTACGAACCTTGACAAAGGAACTAAAAAAATCATCATCACACTTGCTGCATTGGCTGTTGGTATCGGTCCGGTTCTCACTGTTGCAGGAAAGCTTATAACCGGAATCGGAAGTGTGATTTCTGTCGGAAGTAAGGTTATAAGCGTAGCGGGAAAGATAGGAACAGCCATTGTCGGATTGAATCCAACCATTCTAATCATCATTGCGACAATCGGTGCATTGGTTGCGGTTGGTGTAACGCTTTATAAAAATTGGGATAAGATCAAGGATGCAGCAGGAAAGTTGAAAGACAGCCTTTCAGAAAAGTGGGATGCAATCAAATCAAAGACTACTGAAACATGGAACAAAGTGAAAGAAACCATGTCAAATTCCATGGAAAAAGCAAAGTCTTATGTTTCAGGAAAACTTGATGCAATCAAGAAGAAATATGAAGAAAATGGTGGTGGTCTGAAAGGAATTGCAGCAGCAACCATGGAAGCTGTGAAGCAGTATTATTCAGTTGGATATGATGCCATTAACAAGCTGACAGGTGGAAAGCTTGAATCAATACGAAAGGCATTTGATGAAAAAATGAATGCTGCAAAGAATATTGTGAAATCTGCCATTGATAAAATCAAAGGGTTGTTCAATTTTACATGGTCATTACCAAAAATCAAACTTCCGCATTTCAGCATTTCACCTTCAGGATGGAAGATTGGTGATCTTTTGAAAGGTGAGATTCCTAAATTAGGAATTGAATGGTATGCAAAGGCAATGAACAATCCAATGCTTCTTGAAAAACCGACAGCATTCGGAATCAATGCATCAGGTCAGATCATGGCAGGTGGTGAATCAGGATCAGAAGTTGTTTCAGGAACAGACACACTAATGAACATGATTTCAAATGCAGTTGCTTCGCAGAACATAGGAATCATTGAAGCAATAAACAGATTGCTTGACTTTTTACAGATGTATATTCCTGAACTTGCAAATATGCAGCTTGTGATGGATTCCGGTGCATTGGTTGGAGAAATTGCACCTGCAATGGATAAACAGCTTGGAAGCATACTGAAGATGAAGGGAAGGGGTGTGTAGTTCATGATCGGAGTAAAATTTGATGATTTACATTCCTTTGATGATTTCGGATTGCTGTTGACATCAAAAGAAATCGGCACACCTGATCCAAAAACATTGACAGTAGATGTGAATGGTGCAAATGGTGTGCTTGATCTGTCTGAAGCACTGACCGGATATGTTCAGTACAAAAATAGGAAACTTTCATTTACATTCCAGGTATTTGCCGGGATTGATAGATGGGTTGCTGCATACAACAAACTTCTTTCTTCCATTCACGGAAAGATGATGAAGATAGTGCTTGATGAAGATCAGAAATACTTTTATAAAGGCAGAGTGAAGGTAAACAAATGGACTTCACAAAAATCATTGAACACGATTGAAGTTGAAGTGGATGCAGAACCATTCAAATACAATGTGAAATCATCAGATGAAACTTGGATTTGGGATTCATTCAGTTTTGTGAATGGTGTTATTTATCAAACATCATACACTGTCAATGGAACACTTGATGCAAGAATTCCAAATGAACAGATGGTTGTTTGTCCTGAATTTGAAGCATCAGAGGAAATGCAGGTTGTATTCAAAGGCAATACATACACAATTGCGGAAGGAACTTCACAGTTATTTGAAATAATGCTTGAAGAAGGAATCAATGAAATTCAATTCATTGGAAATGGTACAGTTCAGGTGAAATTTAGAGGGGGTACATTCTGATGTATAAAGTATACTGTGACGGATCATTGATGTATGATCCCATGTCAAAAGAACTTTCTATAATCGAACCGACATTGGAACTTGCATTGAACAGTGCAGGTTCCTTTTCCTTTTCCATGACACAGAATCATCCATTCTATGATTCAATCAAGAATATGAAATCTGAAATCACAGTGAATAAAGATGGAAAGGAAATCTTTTCAGGAAGGGTGATTCAGCCTGGAAATGATTTTTTCAACAGGAAATCATTTGTGGTGGAAGGTGAATTGGCATATTTGAATGATTCCATTCAAAGACCGAAAGAATATCACAATATATCCATTGAAAACTATCTGAAGGATGTTATTTCTATACACAATGAGCAGATGGAAGAATCAAAACAGTTTACTGTTGGAACTGTCACAGTAGTTGATTCAAATGATTCCATTTATAAAATCAGCAACTATGAAAACACCTGGCAGATTCTGAATGAAAAGCTTCTTGGTGTTTATGGCGGTTATTTCTTCATCAGAAAAGAAAATGGGATCAGATACATTGATTATCTTGCTGAAATGCCACACACAAACAGTCAGGTGATACAGTTTGGAAAAAACCTTCTTGATTTTTCATCAAATATTGAACTGATGGACATTGCAACAGCATTGATCCCTTTGGGTGCAAAAGATGATGAAACAGAAACAAGGCTGACTATTGCATCTGTGAATGATGGTTCTGATGTGATTGTATCTGAAGAAGCAAAGGAAACTTATGGTTATATATGCAAGAAAAACACCTGGGATGATGTGACTGTTGCATCAAATCTTTTGAGAAAAGGAAAAGAATATCTTTCAAGCATACAGTGGGAAAATCTCATTTTAAATGTGAATGCGGTTGACCTGCATGATCTTGATGTTGATATGGAAGCAATCAGCATTGGAGATAATATCAGGGTTTATTCTGTTCCGCATGGTCTTGACAGATATTTTCCTGTTTCAGAAATGGAAATCAAACTTGATTCACCTGCTGACAATTCAATTTCACTTGGTGTGGAAGTGAGCAGAAACACATCAACAAGGCAGATCGAGGACATCAGAACATCCGTTGAAAGTGTGCAGCAGGATGTGGAAGATGTTCAAAGTGAGGTTGCACAATCCAATACCAGGATTGACCAAACAGAATCATCAATAGAATTAGAGGTTCAAAGGGCAACAGAAGCTGAAGGAACACTTAGTTCGAAAATTTCCATGACGGAAGAACAGATTGCATTGAAGGTCAGCAAAGGTGAAGTATCAAGTCAGTTATCTGTTGAAAGTGGTCAAATCACTATTTCAAGCAACAGACTTGTTATTGACAGCACAAATTTCGGACTTGATTCGTATGGAAATGCAACAGTAAAGGGTTCTTTACAATATGAGTATGGTGATGAAGAAGCACAAATCATTTCACATGATGCAAGAAATAGACCAATGCTATTTATGTATTCAGGTGAATTTGATGGTGATTTGACTGTAAACGGATCAATAAATGGTTCTGCAAGTTCTGCTGACTATGCAACAACAGCAGGTACATTGACAGGAACAGCAGGAAGTGTTCATGTTGGTGCTTATGGTTTTATACCAAATGTCGGAAGTTCAATGAGGTTGGGTGCATCAGGATATAAATGGACAGAAGTCTTTTCCGATACCGGGGAAATCAACACATCCGACAGGAACGAAAAGAAAAACATATCTGATATTGATGAAAAGTATATCAGGATGTTTGAACTTCTCGTTCCACAATCTTTCATGTATATCAATGGTACAAGCGGAAGGACACACATAGGATTCATTTCACAGGATGTTGAATCTGCAATGCAGGAAGTCGGTATTTCTGATTTGGAATTTGCCGGATTCTGCAAGGATGAAGTGGAACAGGAAGATGGAACCACAAAAACAGTGTATGGATTGCGGTATAGTGAATTCATTGCTTTGAATACATTGATGATCCAAAAGACAAGGAATGAACTTTCAGAACTTAAAAATCTACTAATAGAGAAAGGGGTTATATAATGGCAGACATCAAAGAATACACAGATCAGATTGCTTCAGCGGTGTATGGTGAAGAAGTCAGGGGTTCCATCATTGGAGCATTGAACAAGGTCAATGATGATAATGAATCTTATTCTGCATTGAAAGAAGAAGTCACGCAGATGCATGATGCTGTTGAAGCTGATTATTCATCCATTCAGCAGATTGAAACCAATATGCAAGGAATGGTGACGGATGTACAGACAAGTGCAGAAGAAGCAGCAGCATCTTCCACAGCATCACAAGGTTATTCTGAACAGGCAGCACAGACAGCGGAAACCACAAAAGGATATATGGATTCTGCTGAAGAATTCAAGAACCAGGCAAAGACCTATGCAGAACAGGCACAGGCTGCTGCTAATGTTGAAATCGCAACTACGGAAAAAGCCGGAATTGTGAAGCCTGATGGAAACACAATCACAGTTGATGAAGATGGAACCATTCATGGAAATGCAAGCGTCACAGTTGATACAGAACTTTCCACAGAATCATCAAATCCAATTTCAAATAGTGTGGTTGCTACAAAGTTTGGAGAGGTTGATGATTCAATTTCATCACTAAACACTGAGTTAGTTGGTGTAAAAGGTACTTATGTATCAATCACATTATCAGCTAATAATTGGAACGATAAAACCTACAGTTTTGAAACTGATTACCCTAGTGACACTTATAACATTGAAGTATGTCCAGATAACACTTGTACTGATGAACAATATGAAGCATGGTGTAATGCAAAGATGTTAGGAAGTGCGACAAGTAATGTAATTACAACACTGGGGGACGTTCCAACGGTTGACATTCCTGTAATTGTAAAGGTGGTGATTGTGTAATGGCAGTATTAGTTAAAGGTGGAGGGGGAACAACAAACACCAGTGTTATTGTAGTTACCACAACATTCGAAACCTTATTCGGTCAAGAAGTTACCTGCTCATTAGATGGTGGAGAATATAGCCTAACTTCCACTTTTTCGGATGATGGTATTTGCTTATTCAATGTGAAGTATGTTGGTAATTATACAGTAAGTGCTAGTGATGGAACTGTTAGCACAAAAGAAACAGTAACTATCACAAGTGACGATATTGTAAATAAAACTGTTCTTTCTTGTGTATTATCACTTTTAAAAATTGTAACGTGGGCAGATGGTTCATGGGAAGAAATTAATGCAATGCTTGAAGCACACTACAATGACGAGATTAATATATCTGATTATTGGGCAGTTGGTGATAAGAGAAGTGTAACATTATCTGCTATGTCGGCTACGGGTGTTGATGAAAGCCATAGAGAACAGACAGTAGAATTTGCTATAGCAGGATTTGATCATGATGATTTATCTACACCTATTAACGGTCATACAAAGTCGGCAGTTGCTCTAACACAAGTAGATTGTTTAATGTCCGAAGGATGTACAACCGAACAGAATAATAAAGAATTGGGATATATGAATAGCACAAACAATACTAGCGGCGGTTGGTATTCTTGCGCAAGAAGGACATGGTGTAATAATGTATATTTTAATTCAATTCCAGAAGAATTAAGAAACATAATAAAAGAAGTGAATAAATTAACTTCCGCAGGTTTGGGATCAACTACTATTAACACCACTACAGATAAAGTATTTTTAATTTCTGAAATTGAGGAATTTGGAACTACTACAAATACAGCAGTTGGCGAGGGAGAACAATATCCTTATTATGAGATATCATCTAACAGATATAAAAATCCAAAATCTTACCACAACAGCATTCCTTATGAAAGCGGCAATTACTATGGTAGATCTCCTGTAACTGATGCTAACGGTAACACTAACTTTTTACGTATTGATATAGAAGGTGGCGTCAATAGTTCGCCAGCTAGTGCTAAATTAGAAATTGCTCCAAACATTTGCATTTAAAGGAAGGTGATAAATAATGGATAGAGAAACAGCAAAAGCAATCAATACCTTGTCTAAAAAGGTAAACGACATGGTACAAAAGCTTGATAAAGTAATGCAAATGCTAAATGCAGATTGCAATGACAAAATCAATATCAATGGAAATGGTATTGATGATTTGGGAACCATGATAGCTATACATGATACAGCTATTGATGAAATGGCAACAATAATTTCAGAATTGGAGGAAAAATAGCATGGTAGATTTTTATGTGAATCGAGTAAAGAATGGATTAAAAAAGTGGACAGATGTACCTGCATTGTGGAATCAGAAAGTGCAGGACAAGTTAATTGAAGATGGTTATACTCTGAATGATGATGGTACAGTTACCAAAATCGAAGAATAACACGATTCGACAAAATTCTTCTGATGGTGGTGCTATACTGCCATCAGAAGGGGGTGTTGGTATGTGTGAAAACTGCATCCATCATGATTATTGCCATCATGAAAAGAAGGAGTATTGCGGAAACTACCAAACAAGAGAAATGCTTCAAAATCTGAAGCTGATGAATCAGCAAAGACAGGCAATTGAAAGGCTAAATAAGAAAGAAGGTTAAAATGAAAGGCATCATATTTGGAAATCTACATTCCTATTATGAATGGGGTTTGATTTTAAAAGAAAAGGAAATCAAACCACCAGTGCCAAAGATAAACCAAATTGAAATAGAAGGCGGTGATGGTGTTATTGATTTGTCGGAGTTTTTTGGTGATGTCAAATATAACAACCGTTCACTGTCTTTTACATTTGCGAAAATGAACATCATTCCTGATGGATTCCTTGCACTGTATTCTGTTGTGCAGAATGCCATACACGGAAAAAAGATGAAGGTGATTCTTGATGATGATCCAAACAATTACTATTTCGGAAGAGTAACATTGAATGAATGGAAATCTAACAAGAACCTTGGTGAAATCGTGGTGGAAGTGGATGCTGAACCTTACAAATACAAGGTGGAAGAAACGGTTGTTTCACAGGAGGTCACAGGAACAGCAACCATCATTCTGACAAACAGCAGAAGAAGAGTTTCACCTATCATCACCATTGATGCAGAAATGGGAATTGCATTTGACACGTATTCCGGTACATTCAGTGCAGGCACATTCAAAATACCTGAATTGGTACTTTCGGAAGGTGAAAACATTGTTACTGTAACAGGAACCGGAAACATCACTTTCCGATACCATGAAGGGGGATTGTGATGTATAAGGTATATTGCGATTCATCCCTTCTTTATAATGACAAGTTGGAAGATTACAAGATAATCAAACCGAAACTGGAATTGGAACTGAATCAAATTGGAAGTTTTGATTTCACGATTTACAATGACCATGTAAATTTCGACAAACTGAAAAGGCTAAAATCCATCATCCGTGTATATCAGGATGATTTTTTATTGTTCCGTGGCAGGATTTTAAATGATGAACAGGGATTCCATAACGAAAAGCAGGTTTCTTGTGAAGGTGAACTTGCTTTTTTCGTGGATTCCATACAAAGACCTTATGAGTTCCAGGGAACACCGGCAGAACTCTTCACGAAGTTTGTGGAAAGCCACAATGCACAGGTGCATGCAGAGCATCAGTTCATTGTTGGAAATGTCACTGTCACTGATCCGAATGATTATATTACACGGTCAGAATCGGACTATCTGAACACATGGGAATCCATCAATAAGAAACTGATAGAGCCATTAGGCGGTTATTTATGGGTAAGGCATGAAGCAGATGGAATTTACATTGACTATCTTGCGGAACTGAATCTTCTTTCACCGCAGACCGTGGAATTTGGAAAGAACCTTCTTGATTTAAAAAGACAGACAAAAGGCGAGGACATTGCAACAGCTATCATTCCTTTAGGAGCAAAGGAAGAAGATACCAGGCTGACCATTGCATCTGTGAATGGCGGTGTGGATTATGTGTATAACGCAGAAGCAGTGGAAAAGTACGGTTGGATTTTCCGTGTTCATACATTGGATGATGTGACCTTGCCTGAAAACCTTCTGACAAAAGGAAATGCTTTTTTAAATGAGCAGATGCAAATGCTTTATTCTATTGAACTTGATGCGGCAGACCTTGCGACAGTGGATAAAACCGTGGAATCATTCCACCTTGGAACAAAAGTGAGAGTGACCACAAAACCACATTCCATTGACCAGTTATTTCTTGTCAATAAACTGTCTATTGAACTTCTGAATCCTGCATCAAACAAGCTTACCATGGGAAGCACCGTTCAGACCTTCACTGAAAAGGCTGTAAGCGGTCAGATTTCAACGGAAAACAGGCTTGTAGACATTTCTTCATCAATGGAAGAAAAGCTAAATTCAGGCATTTTGGAAAGCGAGAGAAGGTTATCTGCTCAAATCAATACAACATCCGAAAGCATCATGACAACAATGGCAGATGAATATTACTTGAAAGGTGATACAGATGCACTTATTTCATCTGTCAGCACACAGATCACGCAGACAGCAGAAGATGTTGAGTTCCGGTTCAATGAGTTTTCGCAGAATATTGATTCACTTGCGGAAGGAACGGATGCACAGTTTGAGGAAATAAGCAAATACATCCGTTTTGTGGATGGAAATATAGTATTAGGTGAAGAAGGAAACACGCTGACACTGAACATTTCCAATGACCGGATTTCATTCCTTGATTCAGGACTAGAAGTGGCATATTTCAGCAACAACAAACTTCATGTAACAGATGGCGAGTTTATCAATTCTCTTCAATTAGGAAACTTTGCTTTCCTTCCTAGAGAGAATGGAAACCTATCTTTTAAGAAAATTTAGAGGCGGAAACATGGGAACATCAAGTGCTATGTCAACCACCAATGATAAGATCAAATACAAAGTTACTATAACGCAAAACAGCCAAAGCGTGACAAATAACACATCAAACGTGACAGTTTCTGTCAATGTGTACCGTACTAACACAGGATATACCACATACGGAACAGGAACTGTGTATTGCACCATAAACGGAACACAGTACACATCAAGCATCACATCTTCTGATAAGATAACCAGTTCCGGAATCGTGCTTTTCAGTAAAACATTGACCATTTCACACAATGCAGATGGAACAAAAACACTTGCAACATCCACAAGGATAACACATGACCAGTTTTCATCATCTGCACAAAGCTATTCACAAACACTGACCACGATTCCAAGGGCAACCACACCAACACTGTCTGCATCCAGTGTAAACATGGGAAGTTCGGTCACTATTACAATGAATCGTGCATCAAGTAGCTTTGACCATACGCTGACATATAAATTTGGCAATGCAACCGGAACCATAGGAAGTGACCTTGGAACATCTAAATCATGGACAGTTCCTTTGACATTGGCAAATCAGATTCCAACCGGAACATCAGGAACCTGCACCATCACTTGCAAGACCTACAACGGAAGCACACTGATCGGAACAAAGACAGTTTCATTCACTGCAAAGGTTCCTTCATCCGTTGTTCCTTCCATTTCTTCCGTGACGATTACAGAAGCGGTTTCCGGTATTGCAACGAAGTTTGGTGCATTTGTGCAGGGAAAGTCAAAAGCAAAGGTTGTGACCGTGGCATCAGGTGCATACAGTTCCACCATTTCATCTTATAAAACAGTGATAGAAAGTAAGACCTACACAGGTTCAAGCATCACATCCGCTGTCATTTCAGGAAGTGGAAGCGTAAGCGTGAAGGTCACTGTCACAGATGGAAGAGGAAGGACAGCAACAACCACCAAAACAATCACGGTTTCCGCTTATACAGCACCGAAAATAACAAAGTTTTCAGCGGTGAGGAATGATTCCGGTGTATCAATCACAATGAACTTTTCGATTTCTTCCATGAGTGAGAAAAACAAAAAGTCATACACCGTATCATATAAACTGAAAACAGCATCAGAATGGACAGTGCTTACATCAGGAAGTGTGTATTCCTACAGCGGATCACAGACATTTACAATCTTTTCAACAGAATCATCTTACGATCTGAAGCTGACCGTCACAGACTATTTCGGAACCGCAACAGCTTATGGAGAGATTCCAACAGCATTCACTTTGATGGACTTTCATTCCGGTGGAAAAGGTATGGCAATCGGCAAGGTTTCAGAGATTGCGGATGAACTGGAAATTGATATGGATGTGGATTTTTACCGGAACATTCAGATGGGCGGATGGAAGAAATCCAATGATGAAAAGAATATGTATTTTTCAACAACGGAAGATGCAACCAATGTTCATAATTGCAAATTGTACGGTGGAAACGGAGCCAGTGTAACAGGAATCGGTTGTTGGGATACGCTAAACAGCATTGGAATTTGGCGGTACTTAACAGGAACAAAAAACATGGTGATTGATGCAAATGTCACACTTACAAGGGGCAATGGCGGAAGTGAATATGTTTATAGTCGGTCAGTTTCACATGGGAGCAGGACAGGAAGTGTTCATTTCTCCAATGGCATTCTTATACAGTGGGGTGTTGAATCCATCACACCTGTTGCAAACACACCGACATCAAAAGCGGTGACATTTGGAACATCTTACACATCTGTTCCAATGGTGCTTACCACAGCGATCACAACAGTTCCTGGAACTTCCGTTTCCGGTGATGCGGCAGCAAATATCACAGTGACAGGCTTTGATGCCTTTGTCACAAGAAACACAGCAACAAATACATCCGTTGGATGGATAGCAGTTGGAATAAAACTATAAAATACGAAAGAAAGGGAACAAGAATGGGTTCAGAAACAATGGGAAAAATCATCACAGGTGTATTGACAGCACTTGTCACACTTATTGTGTGCCTTTTGAACAATTACTTTCAGGCAAAAAGGGATGAAGTAAAAAGAAACGCTGAAAGGCAGGAAATCATTGCCACACAAAGTCAGGCAATGGCATTGATAGAGTACAAGATTGGCGAACTCACTTCGGAAGTTAGGGAACACAACAATTTTGCAAGAAGAATGCCTGTCATAGAAGAGCAGATAAAGGTGATAAATCACCGACTTGAAGATTTGGAACACAAAGAATAAAGGGAAGGTTTGCACCTTCCCTTCTTCTTAATCTTCAATACCTTTTTGTGTATCTTCGATCATGTTGTCAACAAGTTTTTCTGCATTATCGTAGTCCTTTGATTGCAATGCTTCTTTCAAGTCTTTCAATTCACGCATCAGGATTCGCAAGTAGCTTTTAAAGATTTTCTCTTCTTCCATTTTAAAATATTCAATCCTTTCTTTTGTGTTCTATAATATCAACAATATCACATCCAGTTAAATTACAAATGGTGTCGATTGTTTCTGTTGTTATCGGTCTACCGTCACGCAATCTTTGAAGTGTTCCTTCTGACAGAATCTTTTCTTTCCTTATTCTGTTCGTGTTATATCCTGCATCCTTTAATTTTTGCAAGATTTCCTTATAAATTATCATATTTTCACCACCTTATGCATATTATATACCATAATTACACACTTTAAAATGTAAATATTGCACAATAAAAAGTGTAATACTTGTGCAATATGTCAATAGAAATCACACACTAAAAGGTGTAATATAATATCATAAGGAACAGGAAATAAACAACAAACAGGAGGAAAAAGATATTATGAAGAGAACAGATTTTATGCAGATTATTAAATTAAGAAGTGCATGGAAGGTTGACAGAAGAAGAGGTAATTATAAGCTGCCAAACGGTGAGAGATTAAGCAGGTACATCACGGATTTAGTTGAATCTCAAATGAAACTTGACAATTTAGGAATCAGAGAGAATGGAAATCTTTGCTTCTGTACAGGTGGTAATTGGAATGCAGAAACAAATGATTTTGATGATTATACTTTAATGCCAGCTTTTGAGGATAATGAAACTTGTACTTATGATGAAATGGAAAGAAGAATTAAAAATCTTGTTTCAGAAATCATAGGGTAGTTTTCAAATATTTCATTCGCTCAAATATTTTGGATTTAACGGAATCAGGAACATCTTCAAATAGTGGTTTTAGATGGAAAAACTCAATCATTACTATACATGCAAAAGCATTAGCATCTAATTCCGCTATCTGAAGATTGTATTCTTCTATAGAAGGACATAAATCAATTGGTTTATATGCAGAGAAATACAGTTGTTCATTGTTCTGCTTTTGCCAGATGTGACGCAGCTCATGAGCAATAGAAAAGAATTGATCTGGATTTGGTTTATCACATTTCTTTAAGTAGACAGTATATCCATCCGTATCACATTGCGCCATCATTGTATCGGTTGAAAAATTTGAAGTATCAAAAGATACGGATGGAACAGAAATATGGAGTATATCGCAAACATCACTCATAAAATCATATATCATGGTAAACCTCTTTGAATCTGATATGGATATTATACAGGATAGTATGCGATTGAACAATGGAAAACAGAAATAAATGTCGCATTTTCCTGTTTTTGTTTCGGATGGAGAAACGGTTGTTTATAACGAGAAATAAAACTACTGATCTAAAGCTGACCATATCGGCTATACGGCGGAAATATAAAAGGGATGGCATAGAACCATCCCTTTCTTTTTAATATCCAACAGCTTCAACACCATATTCAGCCTGTTCGGTTGTGAAACCTTCAAATTCAAGCTGTTCAATCAAACCATCCCTTGAAAAACTATCATAATCAAGATATTGCTGTGCTTTCAATGCAGCCTGCTCTTTCCAATCTACACCACAGTTTTCAACAGCGTATGTTGCTTCATCTTCCGTGAAACCTTCAAATTCCAATTGATCTTTCAAACCGGATTTTGAAAAAGCTGAATAGTTCAAGTAATCATAGGCCTTTGAAAGTGCGTTCTTTTCTCCCATGGTTGCGGTATCTTCAGGTTCTTCTTCCGGTTCGGTTTCCGGCTCCTGTTCTTCGGTTTCTGTTTCCTGTTCATGCTCTTCATGGACATCTTCGGAATTATCTGATGCCTGTTCAACCTGTGTTTCCGGTTCCTTTTCTGATTCATCATCTGATCCAAATGCACTGATTGCAATGATAAGGACAAGAACAACAGCGATCACAATAAATATAGGTTTTTTAGATTTCTTCTTCTTTTCTTCCATATATGTTTCTCCTTTTAAATATTGATTTCTTTTACAGTAACAATTTTGAATACCAAATTAAATTGACAAAACGTACAAAAACACATGAGGAAATTTGGTTGTATTTCTTGTTTGCGTACCGTGTACGCATTCTGTACGCATTGGCACGGATATTTTAAATTATGAAAAAAACACGATAAAACATAAAAAATTAAAAGTTTCCTTTGTTCATATGCTTTTCCGGTGTTATAAAGTGATAAAAAATCATGCAAAATCACTCTAAAACACCGAAATGTAACTTCATGCGGAAGTGGTAAAAAGTATAAAAAATGTTGTGGACTTCGTTGATTTTATGCGGTTTATAGCAATCGACATAAGGTGAAAAATCTAATTTGTACGCATCCTGTACGCATTTGTACTCGGTGCGTACAAATTATTTTACCCTTTTCAGCATGAAATCAGAATCAGCAAACATTTCTGCAAGAACAGTTTCGGCAGCTTCCTTTGCTTCCTGTTCGGTGTCAAAGGTTGTTTTCGAAATGGTTTTCCGCTTTCCGTTTTCATAAGCTGTGATTGCATATCCCCAGGAATAACCATTGTTTCTTACACTGTATGATTTGGTGTTCTTTCCATCTGTCCAAACGTATTTCCCTTTTATACCTTTTGTGTCACTTGACCAAACACAATTTGACGGTTCAAAGTCTTGTGTTTTGTCAATCCGGATCAGCGATAGATCATCTTCATATCCATTATTCAATGCCCACTCTTCAAACACTTCATAATCAAGCCAACCTTCAAAGAATTTGATTCCACGCTTTTTGTAAAATTCCGTACCATTGCAGCGGTTCTTTGTTGCTTTCCAAATTTCATAAAGCCTTTCATTTTTGTGCTTCACATTCAGCTTTCCGACCTTTTCAAATACTTCCATGGACTTCACACGCATTTCATCTGTGTTGGAAACATAGGTGTCCATTGTTGTCTTGATTGAAGAATGTCCTAGTCTTTCGGAAATGTCTTTTATCTGCAATTCATCCGTATTCGATACAAGAACGGTTGCATGAGTATGACGGAGCATGTGGAAGTGGAAATCTTCAAATCCCATTTCTGTCTTTACTACTTTTGAAACGTATTTGATCGGCACTGTTCCACGAAATTCACCGTTTTCCTTCACGCATACAAGATTAACCCTTGGATATGGACAAATGCCTGATTCGTCCGTCTGTGAGATTATACGGTACTCGGTGCGCCCATTAGAAAGTTTTTCTTCCTTCATGTAGTGCTTTACATAAAATTCCCCATATTCCTTTTCTGCTGTTTCCTGCAATTCTTTGTATTTGTAAAGGGCGGTTGTCAGTTCTTCACCGATCTTAATAGAGCGGTAGGAAGAATTATTTTTCAGTGATCCCAAATACCACCTATTCAGTGCCTTTCCTTTCTGCGGTTTCCTTCCTGCCATGGCATCTTTATCTTTCACCTTGCATTGTTGCTTTACATGAATGATTCTGTTTTCAAGGTCAATGTTATCCCATGTCAGGCCATACACTTCACCAATACGCATTCCGGTATAGTAACCAATCAACAACGGATAGAATTGGTACGGAGAGTTGCTAAAACGGTCAAGAACGGCTTCCATTTGTTCTTTTGATAAAATGGTAGGCTTAGATTCTTTCGGTTCGAATTTGGGCAATTTAACAGGTTCAGCGATATTGTATGGAATCAGCTTTGCGGTATAAGCGGCATAACCAAATGAACCTTTGCACACTTTCAGGATATTTCCCATGAATTTTTTCGTGAATCCTTTTTGTATATAGATGTCATTTATCATATTTTGCAAGGTCATGACATCAATGGACTTCAACATGAAATGTCCTATCCGTGGCTTGATGTGGTTCTTTATGATATTGGAATAGGATGAAACCGTATTGTCAGCAAGATTCACAACACAATAATTATTTAGCCAGTAGTCTAAATAATCAGCCACGGACATTTCAGAAGGTTCAAAATGCTTTCCTGCACGCAAATATTCAGCCAATGCTATATTACCGGCTTTTTCTGCTTCTTCCTTTGTTTTGAATCCTGATTTGGAAGCATATCGCCTTTTTCCGTCCACCTTTGCGATCTCAAAACGGTACTGCCAGGATGGTTTCTTTTTATCACCACGATTGTTTATGATGATTTTTGCCATGTTATCACACCTTTCAATTTAAAAATTTTTATATGTTGCGGTTTATGTTTTGACATTTTTCTCTTCATGCTGCTGTTAAACTATAGAAACATTTCCCATTGATTTTCAAATTTGCATCAAAATATAATATTTTTAGAATAATCGAAAGGGGCAACAGCATGAAGAAAGAAGAATTGATAAATGAGATTACAGAATTACTATATAAAAGCGATGATGTTGTATTATTGGATTTTATTTTGAAATTACTTCAAAAGACCATTTAACATCCTGGTGATGTCTTTTATCTGTTCATTGTCAAGTGTAAGAAGAATCTTCACCAGTTCTGAAAATTCCTCATCTTTCCCCAATCTCAAAACGATATCGGTTGCGGTATCGTTTTTTTCATGCATTTCTTCCGGAGTTTCTTCCCATCCCATCAGATAGGCAATGCTTGTATTAAGAACATTTGCAAACTTTACTATATTTGTTTGTGTAACATCATTTACACCTTTTTCTATTTTTGCGATTGTAGACCTGTTCTTATATCCCATTCTTTCTGCGAGTTCATCCTGCGACATTCCCAATTCTATTCTTCTTGTTTTTATGTGCATTCCTATTTTTGTCATTTGAATCACCGCCTTAATCTGATATTAGAAACACCATTTTCGGTGTTTCATACACAAATAATACCATAAAAGTTATTTTAAATCAACATTTTTGAAAAAATGTGTTGACAAATAATCACACAAGTATTATAGTGAAATAGTGATTTGAAATCAACAAAACGAAAGGGGGAATTAGAATGACTAATACAGAAGAATTAGAAAGAATTATCTCAGAATCTGGATTGAAAAAAAGCTATATCGCAAAAGCAATAAACCTTTCTAGGCAGGGATTTAAAAACAAATGTGAAAACAAGAACACTTTCACATCAACAGAAATCGCAATGCTTTGCGAAATCCTAAACATTACAAAGCTGACAGATAAAGAGCGAATTTTTTTTGCAAAGAGTGTGATTTAAAATCAACAACAACTAAAATTTGTTCGTAAAATTAAAAGGAGGAAAAAGCGGTGGATGAACTTGTTTATTTAAAAAACTATGAAGCGGTGTGCAGTAGTCTTGATGTATCTGAAAAGTTCGGAAAGAGACACGATAAAGTTATTCGTTCAATTGAGCAGATAAAAGAAAACAGCTCACCCCAAAAATGGGGTCAGTCATTCTTTGAATCATCATACAAAGATACATCAGGAAAGAAGAACAAGATGTATCTAATGAACCGTGATGGATTTTCTATTTTAGTAATGGGGTTCAACGGAAAGAAGGCTATGGATTGGAAGTGGAAATATCTTGAAGCCTTCAACAAGATGGAATCCATGTTGAAAGAGAGAAACACACAGCTTTGGATTGAGCAAAGGAAACAAGGAAAGATCACAAGAAAAGCTGAAACGGACATCATCAAACAGCTTATCGAATACGCAAAGGAACAGGGAAGCACACATTCACAGATGTTATACATCACATATTCAAAACTTGCAAACAAGATGGCGGGAGTATCTGATAGGAACATTGCAACATTCCAACAGCTAAATGAACTTTCATTCATTGAAAACATCATCATGAATCAGATTCGTGTCGGAATGGAACGCAACATGAACTACAAGGACATTTACAAATATTGCAAGCGGCAAATCGAACTGTTCAAAGATATTGCCTACCTGGAAGCGGTTTAGGGGGTGAACGAATGTCAGAAATACTTTACACGGTTCCGGAAGTAGCTGAAATCTTAAAAACCAATGTCGGCTACGTTTACAAACTGCAAAAATCCGGTATGCTCCGGTTTCTTAAAATCGGACGGTTGAAGTGCAGGAAAGAAACACTGGATGAATTCCTAGCAAAATATGACGGAATGGATATCAGCGATCCATTCAACATCAAGGAATTGGAAGGAGATGAAGAAGAATGAGCCTGAAACTTATCTATGAAGGAAAAGCAACACTTGAAGATTTGTATTTTCTTAATGATATAGGGTATGAGTTTGTTGTTGAGGATGGAAGAATCACAGAGATTCTAGGAGGGAACGCAAGATGAAGAAAGCATGGATTATTTTAATGACACTGATTGTGTCACTTACATTAGCACCGTATCAGATTGTGACAGCACAGGATCAGGTTGGACAGCCTTTCAAGATTCGTGCAACTTGCTACACCTGGACAGGAAACAGATGTGCAAACGGTGATTATCCGGTGGAAGGCTTATCCGTTGCAGGAAAGCGTTCATGGTTAGGAAAAAGCCTTGCAATCTATGAAGTAGCAAAGGATGGTTCTGTTGGTGATTTCATTGGATTCTTTGAATTTACTGACACAGGATACGGAATAACAAAGACCAATTCCAAAGGTGAGAAATACGGAACCATACAGGCAGGAGAATCCATTGATATTTACCGTGACACACTAGATGGATGTTATGAATGGATTGATAAATATTCAGACTATGTTTACATCCAGGTAATTGATGCGAAGGGGTGATGAAGATGTTTTGGTCAGATGATCCGCTGATGGACTTTTACAGGCACGAAAGACAGATTGAAGAAGAGTTGTCAAGGCTTCCGAAATGTAATGAATGCGGTGAACCGATACAAGACGATCACTGTTTTGAAATCAACGGAGAATTTATATGTGAAGAATGCCTAAATGATAACCATAGGAAATGGACAGAAGATTTGATGGAGAACTAAAGATGCCAACACTAAAAATTGAAAGGTATCTAATGGTAAGGAACTTTTACATAAAAGGAAGCATTGACGGAAGAAAAAATAATTTGTCAGGTGGTTCATCAAGAAAAGATGGTGGAATGAATCTTATTATCACACAAAGAAACGAAGGTAGAATTGAATGTTGTGCTTCAATTGAATGCTTTTCAGATTGCGAAACATTGAAAACTGTCATTTATGACAAGGATGGAAATGTTGTTTTTGAAAACATAACAAAGAGATAGAAACAAGAGATATAAGAGAAAGGAAAACAAATATATTCATGAAACATTATTTGAATGTATGTGATGTGAATGGAGCGGAAGTTGATCCGGTTGATGTTATTACATTCGGAAGTCCGTGCCAGGACCTTTCAGTGGCAGGAAAAAGGGCAGGACTAAAGCATGAATCCAATGGTGATGATGAAACAACAAGAAGCGGATTGTTTATGGAAGCTGTTCGCATCATAAAAGAAATGAGGGAAAAAGATGAGCATATCAGAAAATTATGTGGTGGAAGGACAAATGAGAGATCGGAAGAGCACACGTCT